CCCATACACTCACTGTCGATGAAATGCCTGCCCATAAACATACTGGCACTGCGGCAAGTGCAAGTCTAACTGGTAAACTCAAATCTTATTATGCGTACGGAGGTACTGGCGTTAATGGTATAGTTAATGCCTATAGAATCTCGGGCGCACCTACAGCTGAAAACAGTAGTTCAAATACCAACGATGCAATAATTGATGCTACTCATAACCATACCGTAACAATAAATAATACCGGTGGTGGGAAGTCATATAATAATATGCCGCCATATCTAACAGTTTATATGTTTAAACGCACCGAGTAACTGTCGATGAAATGCCGTCACATTCACATGACGGTGTGGCAAACAATATAGATTTAAGAGGGCGTATATCCATAACTGACTGGACATCGAATGCAATAGACGGCATTATTTCTTCTGGCACGGGCACCAGCGCAAACGCGCCAGAAGGAAAGTATTGGCAGTCATGGCCTTATTACACTATAAATGCTTCTCACGGGCACAGTATAACAACTAACGATACCGGTTCTAATGTTGCGCACAATGTTATTCAGCCTTATATAGTTTGCTATATCTGGAAAAGGGTTAGCTGATACGCTTCCAGATATAAACACTGATGTAAGGCTGTATGATGTTATGAGCTTTACTGCCGCCTTTATTTGCAACAGTAAGTGTTGGCAAAACATTGGCGTTTAAAGTTATTTTTTGACCTATAACGTCTTGACGAGCGCCAACACTATAATTTTCAGATTTAAAAACACCAGTAGCAGCAATCATGTTGCCGCGTATATAAAAGGTACCATAAATGTTCGTTGTACTGGCCGTGCCGCTATGATTGTGAGCCGGCATTTCATCGACAGGTTTTGAAAGGAGTAAACATGAAGTGTTTTCAAATTTTAAATAACCAAGTTTTAATTATTAACGAAAATCAGCAATACACCGATACCTGCGAAAACTTTGTGCAGGACGGCGGCAGCCTGAGTTACCAAAAAGACAAAGAAACAATTACCCTCAACAAAGTCATCTACGACGACCAGCAAAAATACTGTGTTGTTGGAGATGACTTTTTAAGTTACCCGGACAAACAGTTTGACGATAACATAGAAAACATCGGCGCATTTATTGCCGCTAAGGAAGAACGCGAGTATGTGCCGCCAACGCTGGAAGAATTAAAACAGCAGGCTTTAAATTATCAATACCAGCTTTACGAAAAGCAGAAACATGCTATTGCTTGGATTAACGACGGCAGCGGCTATGGTTTTGATGCAGGTGAAGAAGACCAGAATAACTGGCAGGTTGCCCTGACGCTGATGGAAGATGATGTTACTATGTATAGGGTCTATACAAATATAAATGACCTGACGCAAAAGTCGTTTTTACAGGTAACACGAAATCAGATGATGGAAGCAGGGAAAATTGCTAAACAGCAGCAGTATGCGGCTTATGCTGGTTTTGAAGAAGTTAAGGTTAAAATTGTAAACTGCCCGACGGCAGAAGAATTAAAACCTTATCTTCCGCCGGAAACCGCATAAATACTGGCTTTGAAGCTGCTTTGGAATATTTTTAAAAGCAGTTACAAAACAGATACACGAAAAGCCGCTCCCTGATTGGGGTTAGCGGCTTTTGTGAAAATCGGTTAGTTACAAAATGGTTACAACTTACAACAAGTCGATAGCTTTTTTGAGCTGGCGCAGGTCTTTATGAGTGTACACTCCGTCGGTAACATCCTGCGAAGCGTGCCCTAAAATTCTTTTAATGGACAGCTTGTTGGCTCCTTTATCATCAAGCCATGTTGCGCAGGTATGGCGGCATTCGTGCGGCTTATGACTACACCGTGTTTCCTGCATTACTTTTTTAAAGTAGCTAAGGAAGCGTTTATAGGTACAAGGATTGCCTTCACTATCGGCAATAAGTGTTTTGCCGGGTGTTGTAAGCCAATGTTCAAAATAGGCAACCGTCTTTTTGGAAATAGGCACCATACGGTTTTGACCGGCAGAGGTTTTACTGTCGCGCACCATGAAAAAGCGGGAACGGATTTTAACATCAGCTTTCTTAATAGCCAAAAACTCACCGGGTCTTGTACCAGCAAAGCACATCATAACAATGCACTTTGCCCAGTCCGAGAGCGGATGGGAGTTATCTTCTGCAAGCTTGCGGACGCGGTTAAGCTGACGCATATTGAAAGGCTTTTTAATGTATTTTGGCTTGTGCTTATCTATATCGACAAAGCGGCTAACGTCATCAATGACACGGATAATGCCGTATTTGATAGCAAACTTATACATATTATGGAAAAGCTGGCGCACCTTCTTTTGGGATGGCTGACCAATGCCGCGTTTGGAAAGCGCACGGATAACGCCTTGCAAGTCAAAAATAGTAATTTAGCAAAACGGCTTATCGTGCAATGAGATGCAGTAACCAAAACTTGTGCGGTAGCCGTTTACGGTATCGGCATCTATTTTAGGACTATGTTCTTCCATTTCGAGTTTATAAACTTCGGCGAATGTAAGTTCATCGGCAAAGGTAGTTAGGCCATGTTTTTTGTTGTATTGCAGTAAAAATATAAAGGCATCTTCATAGGTTTTGAAATAGCCAAGATATTTGTACTTACCATTGACGCTTTTTCGGGCAGCCCACGGGCTGCGGCGGCTTGCGCCAAGGTAAACGATACTGCCGAAGCCGTTTGGTAATTTCTTGATTTTCATAAACAATCACACTCCATAAATAAATTTACTTATGGAGTTAAGTATAAAAGCGTAAAAACCTTTATCGGGCAGGTGATATGGTGTTAAGAAGCAATAAACATCAGGTTCAGAAAGTTGCTTTCGCGCCTCTATCTGGCGGCATTAATGTAGCGGTGCCGCCGGACCAGATTGCAGAGAACGAAATGCAGGAGTGCGAGAATTTTATTTATGAAAAGGACAGCTACCGTTTATGCGGCCGCGGAGGACTGATGCAGGTAAGCCAGTTTGACGATAACATCAGCGCACTGTTTTACGACATTGACACAAACCAAATATTTGTGTTTTTGGAGAACCGTGATTGTTATGTGGTTATTTTGGGGGATGCAGAAACAAGCCGCAGTTATCTGGATAAAGTAACAGGCACGAAAAAGCCTAAGTGCTGCAAGTTTAAAGACAAGCTGTTTGTAGCAAGCGGCGAGCATTTACAGTATTACGATTACGGAGTATTGGAAACCAAACTGCAAATGATTACCGATGCACCGGTGTGTGACAACCTGTTCTACCGTTGGGGGCGGCTGATGGTTACACGCAGCGGCAGCGACAGAATTACTTACAGCGCGGTAGGCGATGCTACAAGCGATGAAGCGTGGGTAGAAAACACCAACGATACTTCAATGAGCCTATGGTTGGATATCGGCAGCGACGACAGCGGCGATATTACTGACGTTGTGCCGCTGGCAACGGATATTATTGTATTTAAAAGTAATGGCACGGCATATCAGTTTATGGGCGACAAGAGCGTAGACACTTGGGTTGTGTACAACGTGGCGAACTTTACCGACCTTACCGGCGATTTTACAGCGGGCATGGCGGCAACGAACATCGGCAACCAGATTGTGTTCTTATCTTTGCGCGGGCTGAAAACCTTATCAGCAACGCAGGATTACGGCAATATTGCCGCCAACGATATCGGCGATAAGTTTAACCGGCTTTTAACTAATAATATGTATGAGCCGGGGATGTACAATTTACGCCGGCATAAAATGCTTATCATCCGTCCAACATCGGATAAGAAATACTTTGTGGCGTATAACTATGGGTTGGGAGCAGCGACAGTGCTGCGCTTTGGTATGGATGTAAACTATATCCTTGAAACCAAAGATGACCTTTTTGTAGCCTGCGGCAATAGGATTTACCGTTGGACGGAAGAAGCAACAATGGATGGCGACATACCTATTGACTACAAGCTGAAACCGCGTGAAGTGCTGGGCAGTGATGAAATGCTTGTTAAAGCTATTGATACTAAGTTTACCAGCGACCGTGCCGGTGATGTAAGTTTTAAGATTGGTGAACGCCTTAATGTAACAATGCCAGCGAACAGCAGGCGCAAGGTGCGCTGCAACCATAGCTGCGACGCGGTTGATATTACCGTGGAGAGCAATACGAGATTTGAATTGGGCCATATATATTTGGATATGGCGGAGCTGTGAGGTAATAAGTATGCCGAAAGCACATAGTTTAAGAGAATGGATTAAAATTTATGAAGAAAAAACTGGCGATAACTTCGGTTTACCGGAAGGCTATCGCCTTTTTTATATGGCAGAGCGCGGCTTTGCCAGTATGAAACCGGATTTAAAAACCCGGCTGATGGTTGTTTACCAAGTATGCGGTGACGGTAAGTTTTGGCGTGATTATGCTGAACTGACCTTTGCGGTGCCTATGGGGTTGGATGCTGTTTGCAGTATTTGCACAAGACCGATAAGACCGTACATTCGCGGTTTTGGCTGGGAGATACTGGACGAACAGTGTAAGGACGGACAGTATCGCTTTTTGTGCCAAGACAGTACCGGCAGGGCTGTAATGATTACTCACAAAGATATGCAGGAGAACGGGCTGCCGGAATATTGGGTGACGCACTACTGCCAGCGCAAGGCGGCAGCAACCATTGAGGAATTTTTAAGGGAAGATGAGGTGCTGAGAGAATGTTTGAGTTGATACTCCAACTCCACAAAAAAGGCGGCGGCAGTAATACCACGGTACAAAGTTACCAGCCTACGGAAGAAGAACGTAAGCTGATGGGACTTAGCGCAGATTATGCCGAATATGTTATGCCTAATGCCCAGAAGTTAAACGACAGTGCTGCCAACATGTTTTTTGAGAGCCTTGGAGATACGCAGGTTGACTACAAAACTTTGTTGGAACAGGCGCAGCAGCAGACCGGCGCAGCACAGCAGGGCATAGCTGATTTGACGCAGGGCAAGCTGCCGGACAGTTATGTACAGAACATGACCGACGCTATTAGTAGCGGCGTAGAAAACACTATGGGCAACGCACTAAGCAGCCTTGCCGGACGCGGGGTGTTAAGCAGCAGCGTAACTACCCAGGCGATGAACGACATTAGTAAGAATGTAAGCGACACGATGGCGCAGCAGTACCTTAACAACATCAGCACCTTGAACGGTTTATATGGACAGCAGGCAACGCTTGCCGGGCAGAATATTGCCAACAGTGCAGCAGCGCAGGAAGCGGCGCAGAACCCGGCAATCAATGCGTGGAATATGTCGCTGGGGCTTGGCGGTGCGTCGAACAGTGCGCTTTCTGCCATTGGCAATAAGGGCACTACTACCAGCACGCAGAGTACGAGTGGCGGCAGCGGCTTGTTCGGCGGCATTTTAACAGGGCTTGCCGGTAATGCAGGTTTATTCTGCTTTAGCGAGGACACGAAAGTTAAAACCCCGGACGGCGAGAGGTTTATCCGCCACATTAAACCGGGCGATAAGGTTATGGCGTACAGTGAGGACGGCGAGGACAAAGAAACAGAAGTTTACGACGCACTGGTGCCAGTGTACAGCGATGTTTATGTAGTTGTTTGTGACGGCGCGAAAGGCAAGAAAAACTATGTAAGCACCACGCTGACGCAGCCGCTTTTGACCGCTGACGGCGATTTTGTGGAAGTATCTATGCTGCGCATAGGTGCAGAGCTTAAAAACGCCGGAAGGGTACGCGGCATTGTTTACAGCGGCGAGCGCAAGGTATACGACCTGAAGCTTGCCAGCGGCGGCGCATATTATGCCAACGGCTTTGTAGCCAAAGGCGCAACGGACGAATGGTGAGGTGACTTAAATGCCAAATTACCGTACACAAGACCCGTATGAAAGAATACCTATAAACCAGTTGGCAAGGATTAACCAAAATGACCCGTGGTTTGGGCTTGGTTATTTGCTGGCGCAAGGTTATAACCGCGCGTATGACCAGCGCGGAGTGGAAAAAAGCGTGCAGGAGCTGCAAAATTCTTTAGGCCCGACGCAGGCAGAAAGAGATAATGCGCAAGACGCAGTGTTAAGCCAGTTGCCGACTATTGAAGAAGATTATAACCAGTTAAACCAATATTTAGATAATGCGCTGCAAAACGGCGCCGGGTATAACGCTAACCCTGCCGCGCAGGCACTGCCGGAAGCACCTGCAGACGGTTTATACAGCGCCGGTAATGCAGCAAACTTTGCCGGGCAGCCTGCCTATAACTATGGTGTTGGCGACGCACGCGCTTATGAAACTGATAACCGCGCAGCTATTAACGCACTTGCTGACGCACAGGCGAAAGACAGGTTAAGGAACAGGAACTTTGACCTTAACCAATGGCAGGCAAACGAAACTGCAAAGCTTATTAGCCAAGGCAGAACGCCGGAGCAGATTGACGCGGCTATGGCGGCAATGATGCCGCAGGCACAAGCGCTGGAGCAAAGGAAAAAAGACCTTGATACGCAAGACGCTTTATCAAAGCTGGGTAATTTAGATTTAAGCGCTGGTTATAATCCGCAAGTTTATCAGCTTATCGGCAGATTATCAAGCAGTAACCCGGAACTTGCCACAATGCTGGCAAGAGATATTATCAGCCCGCGCGATGAATATGGCTTTAATACACAGATTGCCGGACAGGATAACAGCTTAAATAATCAAATTAAACTTGCCAAAGAACGCGACCAAATTGAGCGCGACAGGCAGATATGGGAAAACAATTATACTGTTGAACAGCTCAAAAAACTGGGCTGGAACGACAGCCAGATTTCTAATTATATGCTTGGTAACCGTGGCGGCAGCAGCAGGAGCGGCGGCAGAAATAACAACAGCAGGAAGAGCCTTATTGATTCGCCGGAGTTTAAATACGCAAGCGAGCAATTAGAGGCGCTTAATGATATTGTTACAAGCGGAGAACAATTAACACCGGAGCAAGATGCGCTTAGAAAACGTTTGCAACCTTATGTAGACAGCGTCATTAACAGCACGTATCAACAAATGCCGGAAACATACAGCGGCAGCATTGCAAATGATGAGGTGCAGTATAATGGGCCGGTGCTTAATGATTATAGCTACTCCATGCGTGACTGGACGAGGGCGCTTGAAAGAAATGCCAACGCCGGTACTGAACGCTGGAGCAGGCAGAAGATGATAAATTATGCGCGGCAAAAATATGGCGATAATGCCGACGCGATTTTGCGCGATACAAATTGGGAAGCATTCGGCTTTTAATTAAAGTGAGGTACAAACAAAATGGCTTTTAACCCTTTTGAACCAACCGAAAAAGAAAAACAGTTTAGCCCTTTTGAGCCGGAAATTAACGATGATGATAACATTTTTGAGGCAGCATACCACGGACTTGCCGGAGCAACAGGCAACGTTATAAAGACAGCCGGGCACCTGCTTAATTATGCCGGTAAACCATCGTATGTATCTGACGAAGAATGGGCAAGACGGCAAGGTGGCGGAACTGTTTTTGGTATTAACAAAGCTATTGAAGATTTTGGGCGCGAAATGGAAGAAGAACACCAGCGCAATTACAGTGAACCGTTAGGAGCCAACAGCATTGCAAGCGGCATCGGCAGCGTTGCACCTTATGCCGTGGCACTTGGCCTTACTGCACGCTCTGGCAGGGCGGTTGACCCTGCCGGGCTTGGCGAGGCAGCAGGTATACAGCTTGGGCAGAGAGTTGCGCCGCATTTAGGACAAACCGCCGCCAGAGTTACAGAAGCGGTTGTGCCCGGGCTTGCATTAGGGCAAAGACAGGCACTGCCGGAAGCGCTTTTGGAAATGGAAAACGCGCAGGAAGATTATGTGGAAAACGCCAAAGCACAAGGGCAGTACAAGCCGGGCGTAACGGAAGCAGAAGCTGAAAGAGTAGGGCGCAGCGTGCTTAGCGGCAACCTTGGCTTCATTACCGGCACAGACGCAGCACAAAATGCTTTGATTAACAGTGTTACGCTTGGGCAGGGCAGCAGAGCAAGACGTGCTTTGCAAGCTATTGGCATAGGCGGCGGCATTAACGCAGCGCAAGAAATTGGGCAGCAGATAATCCCGAAAGAAGCAAAAGGCGAAGATTGGAGCTTTACTGACCCCGATATTGTACTTAGCGGTATTGTTGGCGGTATTACCGGCGGACTACCTTCTGCGGTTGCAGCTGCAATTGACAGCAGAAGCAGAACAGCAGACAATTTTGGCGAAAATGCCGTAAATGACGCATTAAACGCAGTAATTGCAGGAGCCGCTAACGGAAAAGAAGCCTTTATTAACGCTATTGCAGGGCAGGAGAGCGGCGGCGACTACAACGCCGTAAACGGACGTACCGGTGCGGCAGGCAAGTATCAGATTATGCCGGAGAACTGGCCAGCGTGGGCAGAAGAAGCAGGGCTGGGCAGAGATGCCGAAATGACCCCGGAAAACCAAGAGATTGTAGCACGTTTTAAGCTTGGGCAGTATTATGATAAATACGGTGCAAGGAATGCTGCAATAGCTTGGTATGGCGGCGAGGGAGCTATCAATTACAGCGAGGAAGCTAAAAACCGCAAACAAGGTAACGGCGACGAACCTTCTATTAACGAATATGCTGACAGCGTTATGCGACGTATGGGAGCCGGTGTTGGGCGCAGAGATTTGCGCAGTATGTACGCAGATGATACTGACCAAGCTATTGCCGATATGAATAATACCCCGGCAATTAGACTGCCGGAGCAAAGGCAGGATATTGACTTTAGCGGGCGCGGAGAAGCGGAAGATAACGCAGCGCTTAACAGCTATAACGAAACAGACGAACGCCGGACGATGGGCAGAAACGAAGCTGCTGACTATGCAGAACTGACCGGCGAAGAAACCGATAATGCGCAGCAATGGAACACGCCGCGGCAGCGTACTTTGCGCATGCCGCGCAGAACCAGCGGCGTAACTTACAACCCGGCAACGGCAATGGAAACGCCGTATCTTGACCAGTTGAATAGACAAACAGTTAACCGCCGTGCTGATGAATTGGCGGCAGAAAACCAGCGGGTAATGCAGGAAACTGCCGGACGCAGAGAACGTTTTACCGGACAGGGAACACCGGCTTTCCGTGCGCTTATGCAAAGAACGCAGGCGGCGCGTAACCAAAGGCAGCAGAGCTTAAACAACGCACTGCGCAGTAATAATTTAGCTAATTTAACCGCCCGTGCAATGAACGGCGACCACGGCGCACGCCAAACTTTTGACAAATTAAGACCAGAAGTAAGAAGCGTGCTTTTAAACAGGCATATTGACCGGTTAAACGTACAGAACATGGACGAGCAGGCGGACGAAGCGCGCAAGGCTTTAAAGCTGGCACAAGAACAGCAGGAAGCAAAAGACCGTGCACAGCGTGAAGCAGACAAGCGCGAACTTTTACAGGGCGCGGAAGAATATCTGCGCGGAAGTTATGATAGCCCGGCAGAGGGCGCAAGAGCCGAATTAAGGGACGCAAAAGCAGGCATTAACAGTTTGCTGCAACCTATTATTGACCAGCTGCGTGACGGCATGGGCAACGGCGTTACACTGGCACCGGCGCAGGGCCGCGAAGATGGGCGCATGGTGCGTTTGAGTAATAACGCGCCGTGGTATCAGGAGTGGCACAAAGAACACAAAAGAAAGCCGACACAAAAGGAGCTTGAAGATATTGCCCGCGATGTTTATACCGGCAGAAACAGTTATGGCTTGCCTGGCTGGGAAGTAAACCAAGAGAACGAAGCGGAGTTTGCGCAGAACCGTGCAACGCTGCAAGAGATGGACGATTTTGTGAACGCTTACGAGCAGCTGGAAAAGAAATTTGCAGCAGAGCCGAATGGAGGCAGAAGAAGTGGCACGAGTGAAGAAAGTAACGCTGGCGAAGTCGCCGCACGTGGACCGGCTGAAACGGAACAAGCCGACAACGAAAACGCCGAAGCGGAAAGCGAAGTAAGTAAAAAAGCCGCCGCTGAATTAGCGGACGGCTATAAAACTGAAAGCGGCAGACCTTTAAGCGAGGCAGACGCTGACGAATTTATTGTTAAACCTGACGGCAGTATTGATTTTGGCGAAATTACGCAGGAAATTGCAAACGCTACAAATGGGGAATTGGAAGCAGCACCGGTTAGATTGCAAGTTGGCACTAAAGATTTTGGCTATAAACATTTGTTGAAACATTTAAAACAAATAGAAAGCAAAGGTTTTGATAATCCGTTCGACTTTATTAGTTATGTTTTAAACAATTTTAACCAAGTATATAGCCAACAAACTACAAAGCGGCCACATCGTTTTGTGCTTTACTGTAAGGGTGATAATTCTAAAGGCTTTATGCCAATGGATTTGGAATTTGAAAACAATGGTAATTATTATACGATTGTTTCGGCAATGCCACATAATGAAAAAATAAAAGGAACATTGATTTATGATGGCTCCACCCGCCCATCGACCGCTACCACCAACGGTTTGCTTTCTACAGACACCAACAATGAAGGTGGTGATGGTGCTGCGATTGTGCTTGCTAAATCAAATGTTCCTAATATTCGGGAGGGACTGACCGGGCGTCCGCGCCCCTCAGCCGACCAACAGGCTTCGCAGTCCGACGCCGAACTCCGCCTATCCGGTACTAATATTATACCACAGAATGAGGCAGAAAACAAAACGGCACCGAATACTGCCGACAATGCGCAGGGCGGCGCACAGCAGGCTGAAAGCAGCAGACAGGAGCAAACGCCTGCACGCACAAGAAAAAGCGCTAAAAAGCCAAAAGCAGAGGCAAGGTTTATTGCTAAAGGCGAGAAACTTATTCCGCAGACGGCGGAGCTGCGCGGCAATGAAATTACCGTTATCAGCAAACCGGCAAAGAACGCAGCAAATAACGAAAGGCTGATTGGCGTAGAATTGCCGGAGGGCGAATATACCGTTACCGTTGACGAGTGGAAGGAAGCAGGCAAGTTTGGCAACCCGAATTACCGTTGGCATAATCTTGTTAGAGAAAAATATATGGACGCATTCCCTAATACCGTTACTGCTTCTGACGGTTTTAGGTTTATGGAAAACCCGATACATGACAGGATTATTGACAACCAAATAACGGCTATTAAACAGGCTGTAAAGGCGTACGATGAAGCCCACGCGACACCGGAGCAAACAGAAACAACTCAGCAGCAGGCAGAACCGGCAAGCCGTTTTGACGGCAACCGCGCTGCAAGCAGGTTGGATGAGCTTATTGGACGCAGGAAACCGGAACAGCAGCAGACCGGCAAGAAGTTTATGAACGTATTTGACGAAAGCGAACTGGACGCAGAAATTGCCAAGGCAAAAGCGGAAATGAGCAAATTAAGCGCTAATCCGTTCTTTAACCCGGCACTGATGAAATCGCTGTTTAAAATTGGCGGCATTTACATGCAGCGCGGCGTAAATAACTTTGCTGACTGGTCAGCACGTATGGTTGATACGCTGGGCAGCAAAGTAAGACCGTTTTTAAAATCGGCATGGGACGCATTACAGGCATACCCGGCAGACGTTAAGTTTAACGACGATATTATGACGGCGACGCTGGAATTTGTGGGCAGCCGCGTAGATAACGGCAGAAGCCGCGATGAAATCCGCAGCGAGTTTAGGGAAATGTATGGCGACGAGTATGTGGCGTATATTGACGCTGCGTATGAGGGCGTAAGCAGTTACCCGACCGAAATTGCCGAAAACGCTGATGTTGTAAACGAAACTGAAACGCAGGAAGAAGCCGGAGAGCAGCAGACAGAAACTGCACAAGAACCTGCCGGGAGCCAGCAGGAAACCGCACAGCAAGCCGAAAGCACGGAGCGCACAGAAACACCTGCGCCGGAACCGGCAGCGCAGCAAAGCGCCAATGTTCCGCAGGCAAGGTTTAATTTAAATGAAGCGCAGAACGGCATTGAAATTAAGTTTTTGGAGGAACCTTCGCAGGAAGTTTTAACAGGGCTTAAAAATGCAGGCTTTAGATGGAGCCGGTTTAAAAAGCATTGGTATTCCAAACAGAACCCGCGTGCCATGGCGTTTGCTGAAAGTATTGGTTATGTGCCGCAAGATGTGGTACAATCTAATCAAGAAATAAATGAAGCTCCGCCTGCGCCTGCAACCGAACCGGCAGTGCAGCAACCGGCGGCGCGGGAACAGGAGGCAACGGCAAATGGGAATGACAATGACGCAGACGGATATAGAGCAGCACCTGAAAACGTACCAGCCGCAGAAGTACAAGGAACTGAAAGCGAACGGACAGCTGAAAGAGTACGTGAGCCAGAAGTGGAAGGACGCAGCGTACAGGTTGCAGGAGATAACGGACGAGCTATTGGAGAAAGAACCTTATCCGGAGAACGCAGACCTACTGGAGAGAGTACAGCACAGAGCGGGACTGGAAGCGATAGCAAGGGAACTTCTGAACGAGGAAGTGTTCGTGCGTTAAGGCCGGCACAAAAGAAAAAGGCAAAAGCCAGTGAAGTGCCTGGGCACAACTTTACCATTACCGCTGACGAGAATATTGGCAAAGGCGGCGCAAAAACTAAATATAAAGATAATGTCGCGGCAATTAAGCTGTTAAAACAGCTGGAAGCCGAGGACAGACTGGCAACACCGGAAGAACAAAAAGTCTTAGCCCGTTATGTGGGCTGGGGCGGACTGGCTCCGGTGTTTTCTTATGGGCGTGACAGCGCTTGGGAGAGCGAGAAAGCAGAGATTAGAGAGCTGCTGACCGATGAAGAATACAATGCTGCAAGGGCAAGTACCAACAATGCGCACTATACTTCCCCGGAAGTTATTAAAGGCGTATGGGATATTATAGAGCGCTTAGGATTTAAAGGCGGCAAAGTGCTGGAACCTTCTATGGGTATTGGCAACTTCTTTGGTATGATGCCGGAAAAACTGCGCAGTAAATCTTCTTTAAACGGTGTAGAGCTGGACAGCTTGACTGGGCGTATTGCAAAACAGCTTTACCAAAAAGCCAGTGTTGAAATAAATGGATATGAAAAGACTAAATATCCGGATAATTATTTTGACCTTGCCATTAGCAATGTTCCTTTTGGCGACTATAAGCTGCACGACCCGAAATATGATAAGTACAAATTTAATATCCACAATTACTTCTTTGCAAAAGCGATTGACCAAGTACGCCCCGGCGGCCTTGTAGCGTTTATTACCAGCACCGGCACAATGCAGAGCGGCAGTGATGCAAAAAGGCTGCGTGAAATTTTAAAAGATAAGGCTGACTTCATCGGCGCAGTACGTTTGCCGGACACGGCGTTTAAGGAAAATGCAGGCACAGAAGTTACAACCGACCTAATTATTTTGCAAAAACGTGAACCGGGTGCGGCACCGGGCAAAAATAACCACGCCTGGCTGGATACCAAAGACACGGAGGTTCGCGCAAAACACGGCGGCTACCCGCTACAAATTAACGAGTATTACAGCGATAACCCGGAAATGCTTATAGGTGAGCTGAAAGAAGATACGCTGTACTATGGCGGGCGTTTGGCGCTTGACGGTACCGGGCTTGACGTTGGCAAGGAACTGGAAAGCCGCGTGGAAAAATTCCCGAAAAACATTTACAAACAGCGCACTACAAACAGAAATACCAATTCTTTGGAATCGGCACAGCGCTTTTTAGCGCCGAGCGGCGTAAGAGAAGGGCAGTTTGTAATTAATGAAAATTCTGTTTTTGCAAATAATAAAGGCGAAATGACAGAGCTGCCGAAAGCCATGCAGGCCCGTGCAAAAGATTATGTTGGGCTGCGCGAGGTAACAAAAAAGATTTTGGACGGGCAGATTAACCCGCAAGTTACCGATGAAACACTGGACGGCTGGCGCAAGGATTTAAACAAGGTTTATGATAAGTTTGTTGCAAAGCACGGTTATTTGAACAGCCCGAAAAACAAACGTGACCTTGCGCAAGACCCGGACTTTGGTATTGTTTCGGCTATTGAAAAATATACGCTGGACAAGAAAAGCAAAAAGGAAAGCGCGGCAAAGGCTGATATTTTTAGGAAGCGCACTGTAAACCCGATTATTAAAATAGATAAAGCCGACAACCCTTCGGACGCTTTGGCGTTATCGCTGAGCAACACCGGTGCGGTTGATATTGATTATATGGCAGAACTGACCGGGCAGAAACCTGCTGATATTGTAAAGGCACTGAAAGGCTTTATTTATAAAGACCCGGCTACAAATACTTATGTTACAGCCGAAGAATATTTAAGCGGTAATGTAAGACAGAAGCTGGAGTTGGCAGAGTTTTGGGGAAGAACTGACCCGGAAGCCGCAGAAAACGTGGAAGCACTGAAAAAAGTACAGCCTGTAGATTTAACGCCGGAAGAAATAAGCGTTAACCTTGGTACGCCGTGGATACCGGAAAGCGACTTGAGAGATTTTGCGCAGGAAATGCTGGGTATGCCGAACTGGGAACAGCCGCTGGATATTAGATTTAACAAGCCTGCCGGAACGTGGCTTGTAGCGTGGAATAAAGGATGGCGCGTTGATGAAGCAAAACGCGGTACTGAGGCAAACCAGAAGTGGGGCACATCACGCCGTGGGTTTGCAACTCTTTTAGACGATGCGCTGAACCAGCGCACACCGACTGTATATGATACATCTTCTGACGGCAAGCGTAGTGTAAACCAGCAGGAAACGCTGGCAGCGCAGCAAAAACTGCGTGAAATACAGGACGAGTTTAAAAAGTGGATATGGAAAGATAAAGACCGTGCCGACAGGCTGGCGGCATATTATAACCGTAACTTTAATAATATGAGGCTACGCGAATACAACGGTAGCATGTTAACGCTGCCCGGTTACAGCAGCGTAGCACCGCCGCTTAAGCAGCACCAAAAAGACGCTGTTTGGCGCATTATACAGGACGGCACGGCGCTTTTGGCGCATACCGTTGGCGCTGGCAAAACGTGGACCATGCAGACGGCGGCCATGGAATTAAAACGTTTGGGTATTGTAAACAAATCGATGTTTGTAATACCGAACCACATGCTGCAACAGTTTGAAAATGAGTTTAGAATTATTTACCCGAATGCCAAACTCTTAACCATAAGCAGCGAAAACCTTCCGGACGTACCGGCACCGGCTAAAAAAGGTGATACGGCAGAAGCTAAAAAACGCAGGGCTGCTAAAATTGCAGAGCGTCAGAAAATTCTTTCGCGCATTGCCACGGAAGATTGGGACGGCATTATTATCAGTCACAATATGTTTAAGCGTATACCGATGTCGCCGGAAGCATACAGCACATTTTATCAAGAGCAAATTGATAATATGCGTACTGCCATTATTGAGCTGACTGGCGAAAACGACCGCAACAGCAACCGCCTTGTAAAAGAGTTGGAGAAAAAAGCCAAGTCACTGGAAGAAAGATTAAAACGCGACATGAACGAGGAAAACAAGGATATTGTTATTCCTTTTGAACAGCTGGGCATTGATGAAATTTTTGTTGACGAAGCAGACCTGTTTAAAAATCTGTTTTTTGTAACAAAGATGAACCGCATTGGCGGATTAAGCAATACTAACAGCCAGCGCAGCCTTGATATGTATATGAAAACGCAGTACCTTGCGAAACATAACAATGGCCGCGGCATAGTATTTGCTACCGGCACGCCAATAAGTAACACCATGGCAGAAATGTTTACAATGCTGCGTTATCTGGACGGCAAAGGGCTTAAAGAAAACGACTTAGACTTTTTTGATAACTGGGCAGCACAGTTTGCCGAAAGGGAAACTGTTATTGAACGCAGCCCGGACGGGCAAGGCTGGCGGCAGGCAGAGAAGTTTACCAAATTTAAGAATATGCCGGAACTTATAAAAATGTTCCGCAAGGTAGCCGATGTTAAAACGCAGGCCGATTTAAATTTGGATATACCGAAACTGAAAAATGGTAAACCAACCGTTATTGAAGTAGAACCGAATAGCGCGCTGACCGATTATATTAAAAACACTGCCAAAGAACGCGCGCAGGCAATACATGATAGGAAGGTTGACCCAAGCGAAGATAACATGCTGAAATTAACCGGCGACTTGCGCAAAGCGTCGCTGGATATGCGCCTGATAGACCCGACCGTACCGGAAAGCGTTGCTGGCGGCAAGTTAAGGGCGGTTGCCGACAATGTATATAAAAAATACAAGGAAAGCGACAGCACCAAAGGCGCACAGCTTGTGTTCTGCGACCTTTCGACACCGAAGGGCACGAGCGACAAAGTTGTGGAAACCGACGGTGCAGCAGTGCCGGAAGCAGCAGAGGACGGCGAAAACGTAACTGCTTACGAGGAAATTAAGAAAAACCTTGTTAAAAAAGGTATACCCTCGGAAGAAATAGCGTTTATCCACGATGCTAAAACCAAAGAGCAAAAAGAGGAACTTTTTGCCAAAGTGCGTGACGGCAGAGTGCGCGTATTGATTGGCAGCACCGAAAAAATGGGCGCTGGCACTAACGTGCAGAAAAAACTTGTTGCACTGCACCATGTAGACGCACCGTGGCGCCCGCGCGATATTGAACAGCGTGAAGGCCGTATTTTGCGCCAAGGCAATGAGAACGCCGAAGTTGAAATTTTTAACTATGTTACCAAAGACAGCTTTGACGCTAATATGTGGGAGAAACTGAAAAACAAAGCGACGATGATAGCGCAGGCATTGAGCAATAACCTTTCTGGCCGCACGCTGGAAGATGCCGATGCTAATGTATTGAGCTTTGCTGAGATTGAATCGCTGGCAAGCGGTAACCCACTTGTGGCTGAGCGCGTGGCAGTAAATGCGGAACTTAATAAGTACGAAGCGCTTTATGCAAGCTACCGCAAAAATCAGGCAGCTAATGAACGTAAAGCAAATAATCTTCCGGCCACGATTGAATACAATAAAAACATTGCCGACAATGCGAGAGCGGATATTAAAAACCGCAGCAGCATTGAGGGCGATAAGTTTAGTATTACCCTTGGTAAGAAAGTGTTTAATAAGCGTGCTGACGCGAAAGCGGCACTTGAAGCATATGCCAGCAATAAGAGCGGCACAGCGCGCACAGTGGGCAAGATTGGCGGCTTTGAATTAAGATTAAGACCGCTTACGGCAGGCGAGAGCTATTCGCAGGACGGCAATATTTTTGCAGCACAGGAAGGCGATGTAAAGGCTGAACTTGTTGGTAAAAATACTTATACCTGCGAGGCTACACTGGGCAGTATTGAACATGCTGTTATGCACGCTCCGGAAAAAACTTTGGACAGAGCGCAGCGCAATGTTGAAAGCTCCGAAAAAGAATTAAAGGCAGTGCAGGCAGAAATTGCCGAACCGTTTAAGTACCTTGAAAAATACGAGGAACTGAAAAAACGCAGCGCCGAGATTGACAAGGAGCTTGGCATTGGCGAAGCCGAATACAGCGCAACAACAGAACCTGCCGCACAGCGCAGCAGCGAAGAAGTTTTACGCGAATTGCAGGACGCTTTACCAAACGGCAAGTTTGAGGACGCAGGGGGCGGCGAATATACCGTTATATTACCAAATGACGCACGCATTAAAGTAAACATTGCTGACAGAATGGTTGTAAATAACCACGAAGCAGCAAGGGCACGCGGCGCTCACGGGCTTATGCGCGGCGGCGAATTAAACATTGAGGGCAGCTGGCAGAGCTTTAAAGGCAGCGATGTTGACGGCTTATTGAATTTATCGCGTACCGGCAGAGCCGGAACGGCATACCATGAAGTTATGCACGCCGCTATGGACTTGGCGCTGACCGCCAAAGAACAGCAGGCAATGGTAAAACACTTTAATAAAGAAGCGCAGGCAACCGGAAAGACAGTAAGCGAAGCAATAAGCGACGGTTATGTTGAATGGAAACGCGCCAGAGCGCAGCGCCGCGGCACGTTGTTTGGCAAACTGTTTAATAAAATGCAGGATATGCTGAACACATTAAAGAGCCTGTTTACCGGCGTTGAAAACGCGCATAATGTTATGAGGCGCGTTGAAAGCGGCGAAGTATGGCAGCGCAGCAGAAGCGAGGGCAATGCCGCCGGGAATTACAGCGTAACCAATGCAAGAATTACCGGCAGAACGGAAGTGCCGGTAGTAGATGTAACAGGACTGCCGAAAGTAAACGTAAACAGCAATACCGTAAAAACAAAAATAGCGAAAGGTTTAATTGGTAAAACCTTACGCATTATTGGCAGTGACGGCATCGGCAGAGTTGCGAGCATGAAAGACGGCAAACATATTGTCAATTCGTCTAATAATCCGCAACGAAGCGATGATACAAGGCGACAAGCCTTGTCTGTCGTTGACAATATTTTAAACAGCGCTGTATATGTTGAAAAACACCCGGACGCAAGGCACGGAACAAACGCACGGTATATAGAACTTTACGCCGCCGTTAAAAACGGCAATAATTTAACCCGCTTCCGCATTGTTGCCAAAGAGGGCGATAACACAGCAGGCGAGTTTGAAGTTAAGGATGCAAAGTTTTATGACATAATAAAAGACGGCACCGTATCTGCCAATATGTTTAAGAACATATTGCCCGCGAGCGTACCAAATGGTAGGCAAGGGCGGGATACGCAGAACGTTCCGTCTATATCAGAAGGAACACCCGCTATAGTCATACCTCAATCGGGTATGCAGAACGGAAGTGTTCCTTCTACGATTAGTGTAGCACAGCTTTTAACAGGGGTCAAGGACAGAAGTGGCAAACTGTATGTAAAAGCAAACGGCGAGCTGAACTATGAAGCTGAGGCTTTAAAAGCAGCAAGTAATGTGCAGTATTCGGCAGAAGAACTTACGCCGGAGCAGAAAGCGGCGCAGGCATTTACCAATACGGAGCGCAAGACAACGTGGCAAAGCGCAAAAGATTGGGTGAAAAAACAACGCACGGAGTTTTACCGTGACTGGATTGATAAAAACGACAGCTTACACGGGCTTGACGAAGCTATTGCAATGACAACCGGCATTAAAACCGACGGCGACCAAAGTGTATACAATCGCGTGCAGACTTTACCGGCGACAACCGCAGGCATGGCAAATGCTTTAATTGAAGGCGATGGTAACAGTTTGAAAGCACTTAATGAACGATTGAAATACAGGAAACTGCCGCACAATGTTACTATGCAAATGGTGCTGGACAACATCAATCACGAGAAGATGGACAAAGCACACCCGAATTATTTAAAACGCGGCGGCTTTAAAAACTGGATTGACGCTTTTGGCGCATATCTGGGCAGCATACGCTTAAATGAGATGCTGTTATTGCACGATGAAGCATACCACCAGAGAGTTAAAGAATGGGAAGCAAACGGCGGCAAGGGTAAAAAGCCGGAATACAAGCCGTACCTGCTGCCGAAAGGTTTAACGCAGGACGACCTTGAAAGTGTTATTAGAAACGCGCCGCCGGAGTTTAGAAAAGCGGCCCAGATGTACTGGAAGTTTAACGATAATATTTTAACCGTTATGGAAGATGCCGGATTAATCAGCGGCGAAACGCACAAACTGCTGAATACCAAATATAAATATTACTGCCCACTTATGCGTGACTTTAGCGACACGGCTGCGGCAGATAACTTTATAAACGGTTTAAGCAACGGCGGGCGCGGCATCGGCAATGTAAGCAGCATGTTACGCCGCATTAGCATTGAGGGCAGCGAGCGCAATGTAATAAACCCGCTGGAAAGCACCATTAAGGCAGTAGCAGTAATGTGCAACCGTGCAGAGCGCAACAAGGTTGGGCAAATGGCGGTAGAGCTTGCACAAAAAGGCGGGCTGGACGCTGTAATACAGGAAGCGGAAGGCACTGTGGCAGACCCTAAAAACTGTATTTTTACCGTTATGTTTAATGGCAAAAAGCATGCGTACAAAACCACGCAGGAATTATACGGACCGATTGTTGGCTACAATTTACCGGCAGCCGGTTTTGTATTGGGCGTGGCAAGAAATGCGGCAAGACTGCTGCGCACCGGCGCAACAATTTCGCCGTCGTTTATTATCCGCAACCTTATCCGCGATACGGTATTTGCCGGTGTATCGAGCAAGAACGGCTTTATGCCGGTTGTAGATACAATACGCGGCGCGTATGCACTGGCGCGTGACCCTCGCTTGCGTGCTGAATTTAAAGTTGCCGGTGTAACGCAGTTTAACTTTTACAGCAGCAGCGAGCAGATTGTAAAAAGCCTTGACGAGATGGCGGGCGGCAAAGCGTGGAAGGACTACGGCGCGGCTGATATCCTGCGGCCGCTGATGAAGTACCCGGCATTTGCAAGCGAGTTTATTGAAAGCAGCAGCCGTATGGGCGAATTTATGAAGGCACGTAAAAAAGGCGCAAGCCTTGAAGAAGCGGCGCAGGCAGCACGCGAGCTGACACTGGACTTTAGCCGCAGCGGCGTACAGGGCGAAAAGGTAAACCAAATTGTACCGTTCTTTAATGCAGTGTTACAGGGCGGCGACAAGATGGTGCGCCTAATTAAGCAAGACCCGGTAGGAACCGGCACGAAGCTTGCAATGTACATTGTGCTGCCTTCGCTGGCGTTGTGGGCACTGAACCACGATGAAGATTGGTACAAAGAAATTGACCCGGAAGTAAAAGCTACTTGCTGGTTGCTACCGGGCGGTTTAAGAATACCAAAACCACAGGAAGCAGGCATACTGTTTGGCAGCGGCATTGAAGCAGTACTTGACCATGCCTTTAACAAAGACCCGGAAGCAATCAGTAACTGGGCAAAAGTGTTTGGCAGCAATATGGCTCCGAGCATTATGCCTACTATATTCTTGCCGCTGATTGAATGGCAGGCAAATTACAGCTTTTTCCGTGGGCAGAGCATTACGCCGCAGCGCTTGCAGAACCTGCCGGACGAATTGCAATATACGCCGAATACATCGGCGCTGGCAAGGACGGTAGGCGGCGCGCTGAAACGTTCGCCGGTTAAGATTGACAACACCATTCGCGGTTATACTGGCACAATGGGCATGATATTGGTACAGCAGTTCGATTGGTTTGCCGATGATAAGCAGAATATGCCGTATAAGAAAGTAAGCGAGTGGCCATTCCTGCGTGATTTTACTGTTAACCAAAATATTCAAAACCGCAGCGTTGATGATTTTTACAAAATGCTGCATAAGGCTAACGAACAGCATGCAGGATATGGCAAGAAAGGCAAGCCGACACCGGCAGTGCAGGGCGTGCGCAAAGCAGGGCAGCTTATCAGCAAGGCGCAAAAGGATATACGCGAGCTTACGGTGAACCCGCGCTTATCGCCGGAGGTTAAGCGGCAGAGGATTGACCAGAGGAAAGCATTTATTAAGAACGTAGCCCAAAAAGCCAATATGCGTTTTGGCAGATTTTTTGAAGATTAAAACTAAATATTTTAGAGCAGCTTATATTTGTAAGCTGCTCTATTTTTATGCAACAGCCGCTTGACGGTTGAAATAAAGATAAGGGAGTTGATACCTTTATGAGCAAACAAGACGAAATGGATTTACTGCCGAAACCGTATAGTGTATGGGAGTGTTATTTTTACTATATGGCTACCGGTAAAATTCCTGACCAAATGCCGCGGCAGCAATGGAACCGCATGCAGAAGTATTTAGACTTTATTGCAAAATACGGCATGTCTGCCGGTGGCGAGGGCGCAGCACCGACACTTAGCATTGGCACCGTAACTACTGGTGCGGCAGGAAGCCAAGCAGCGGCGGAGATTACCGGCAGCGATGGTAATTATACTTTGAACCTTACTATTCCAAAAGGTGACAAAGGTAATACCGGCGCAGCCGGAGCCCCTGGGGCTGACGGCGCTGATGGCGCAACGGGACCGGCGGGCGCGAAGATTACTTCTCTTGTTATTAATCTTGACAATGGCGCAAACACCGTAAGTGGCAGTGCAACTTTAAGCGACCAATCTACCGCTGCTATTACCGGCACTATTACTCCTGCCGCAGCAGGCTAATAAATTACAAGGCGGTGCAGAATGGAATTAGAAATAATGACGGCGCTTTTTAGCGCAGCAACTTTTTGTTGTGTTTGGCTGTTTAGTAGGCCGCAAAAAGTGGAAATGCGGGCAATTAGGGAGAAAATGGAAGCCGATGCCGAAGCATCTCATATCAGTTTGAACCGCAACAGCGACGCAATCGAAAAGCTCACTAAAGAACTGCAAAAGAGCCGCGAGGATAGGGCCAAGATGAACGCTGAAATTAAAACGCTTTTTAATTCTACAAAAAGAATTGAACGAGACGTTGAGCATTTGAAGCAAAATATGTTAGAGTGCCGCCGGGGTGATAAACATGCTTGACAAAATAAAAGATTATATCAGCACGTTTGCCGCCGATGCTAAAGCAAAACTAAATAATATGCAAAAGCCGATGCAATGGATTGTTATCGGTTATTTTTTAATTGTGCTTGTGTTGGTGCTTACCTATTATGCAGCGTGGATTTATTTGTGGCAAGGTGATAAAGCCGCTCTGGCAGACCTTTTGGCAATTATTAAAGAGATGATTGGCCCTGCTATGATAGGTTTTGTTACATTTATCGGCGGATGTTTTGTTGACCTTAATAACAACGGTGTGCCTGATAGGCTGGAAAATAACGATAAACTGGGGAGTGGGCGCAGATGAAATGGTTTTTACAAGCAGCATTAGAAGTGCTGGCGACTATCATTGCCTACCTTACGAACTGGTTTGTAGTGTTTTTTGCCGATGAGTGCGGACAGCTGCCGAAGTGTTTAAAGTGGTGGCAGACTTACGATAACCCTTTAGACGTTGAGTGGATGGTAACGGAAGGAGTTGTGCCGGGCTTTGCCCAGTATGACTTTAATCGGCATTACAAATACCATTATGAGGATAAAGGCGATAACCATATGATACCGGGGTACGTTGAATTGTTAGACCCGGACTTTACTTTGTGGGAGCGTTTTCAACGCTATGTCTGCCGTTTGTGGTGGATTTACCGCAACAGCAACTATGGGTTCAGCTATTATGTAAACGGCAGGACGGTCAACGGTAAAGATAACATTATTTTGCTGGACATTAACGAGCCAAACAACCGCCAGTTTAAAAGCGTTGTAAAAGGCGGGAACTGGTGGAGCGCAACGTGGTGCTATTACTATGAAAAGCCGTACTGCAAATGGTTTAAGCTGCGTGTTTATTTAGGTTGGAAATTAAAAAGCGTATATGCGGGTAAACAGCGTCACATGTTGGCGCTGTTTTTTAGCCCGTTTAGAAAGGTGGATTGATTTATGCAAAAAAGGATTACATTGGATGAACTGCGAGTAATGGCCCGCGCAGCCAAAGATAAAATCGACCATATTTATCTGCACTGGACGGCAGGTGCCTATCATCAATTTTATAACGATTACCACCTTTGCATTGATAACGACGGTGCTATTATTGCTACCACCGATGACTTTGCAGAATTAAAAAGCCACACATGGCGCCGTAACAGCGAAGCTATTGGCATTGCCATGTGCTGCTGCGCAGGAGCGCAGGCTTATGCAGGTGGCGTTATCGACTTTGGTGATTATCCGCCGACCGCAGAGCAGATTGACAATATGTCGAGGGTGGTTGCAATTCTTTGCGATGAACTCGGCCTTGACATTAATCCGCGCATTGTGATGACGCATTGTGAAGCAGCGGAGATTGACGATTACGGTCCGAGTACAACTTGCGAGCGTTGGGATTTATGGTTTTTACCAGACATTCCCGGTGACGGAGAGTTGAAACCGGGCGGAGATGTTATCAGAGGCAAAGCTATCTGGTGGCAGCAGAACGGAATCTAACACCTACATTTTATTCTATTTTTTAATGCTATCATGCGAATAGCTTTAAATTGTAAAGGTATGTTCCCGACATTTATGCCGGGAACATTTTAAACTGGCCGAAATCGACCAGTTTAACCGTATCAAAATAGACACGGTTATAAACAAGATTGCAAAAACAGCAAATTTTGCAAACGACATTTATGTCGCTTGCAAAAAACGGCATTTTTGCAAAGTATACATATAATCTTTGACAGAAAAAATGAAAGTATGGAGGTAATTTATGTTAGTTTCTAAAGGTGAATACCTTATAAGAAAAAATAATGATGATACAGCAACTATCTTTGAAGTGCTGCTTGCTGATGAAGAACTGTTTTGTATTGGTGAAGTTACCGGCGTTGTAGATGATGACGGAGAAGTACATCAGCATACGGATTATATTAATCTTGCTATTTACAGCAACAAAGAAAACATCGGCAGCTTAAAACAATACGGTTTTGAAAAAGCATAGTCCAATAATTTGTATTTTTTTGACTATAAAAATTTATAGTCAAATGTTTATGTAAAAATTGGACGCATGGAGGTGAAACAATGGAAAAAGTAAAAGCATTTTTATCTAACCCTTGGGTAACTTTGGTTATCGGTTTTATTTTGGGTGCATTGCATAATTGGTTTAATTTGTAAAGAAAAACCGCCTTTTTATTTAGCGTATACGCTTGTTTTAAAAAGCAACGCTTATACTTTTATGCGAAACCAACGAAAACGGCGTATGCGTCAAATATGGCGGTGATAATAGCAAGGTTTTGAATAATGTGCGTTTTTAGCAATATAAAAACCATTTTCGTGACGCTACGAAGATGATATTGCAAAAAGTAAACTATTTGTTGCCTCTTTTTGACAGTAATGGTAAAATATAAATGCGGAAAGCACTTAACCCACACGATGACCAGTCCATCTAAATAGTGGGTTTTTACTTTATCTGCAAGGAGGTGCAATTATGGATAAAGTTTTAAATGTAGCACAATTTATTATTGATGAGTATAAAAAAATTACAGGAACCTCTATCGATGAGTTGAAATTACATAAACTATTATATTTTGCCCAAAGAGAATCTTTAGCTATATTAGGTAGACCAATGTTTTCCGAAAAATTTGAAGGCTGGAAACTTGGTCCGGTTTGCAAAGTAGTAAGATATAATTTTATGGAAGGTGAACTAAATTGTTCAACAGAAAAAGTTTCTGATGAAGCGGCGTATATATTGAAAAATGTTATATTGACTTATGGCGAAAAAGCATCTTGGAAACTTAGCAAAATGACACATGAAGAAATTTCATGGAAGAACTCAAGAAAAGGACTTGCACCAGATGAAAAAGGCAATAAGGAACTTTCTATTGAAGACATAAAAAAAGATGCTGAGAAAGTACGTCCATACGACCATGTATGGGATATGTATTATGATGAATTTGAAGATGCTGAGGTGATGTAATTGATAGGTAAAATTTATACATCACGGCTTCCATTTTATGACATTAAACAGCATAAGATGAGTGTTAAAGCTCGCCCGGTGCTCATTATCTCAGAAGAAAGAAATAATGACCATACAGTATTGCCTGTATCAAGTGTTACAAATAGAAAAAATCTTGATAAAAATTTTGATGTGGAAATTAGCCCAAGTCAATATCCATTACTTAATATAAACCATACTTCTTATGTGCGAACGCATAAACAAACTACTGTGCATATAGCAAGTTTAGGTAAAGAAATATCTAACTTAAAAGATGTTTATCCAGATTTATTTTTGGAAATTTTATCTAAACGAGAGCAATGGAATAAATTGATTGACGAAGAAGCACTTAACTAATGTTAAGTGCTTTTTCTTTACCCAGAGGTGGTGCTATGAATGAGCAAGAAAAATCTAATAATAATCATCGTTGGTACATTATTGTGCTTGCTGTTTTACTTTGCGCCTTGGTTTATAGCGCAGTGCGAGGCTGCGGAAACGTACACGATAACGGCGCAGGAATTAACGACGTTAGAGAACAACTTGACGCAGCTGGAAGCAATCAACAATCAATCACAGCAGGAATTGAAAGTGCTACGGGAACAGCTGGCAGAAGCGAAGAATCAATTAACAATGCTGACGCAGCAGCTGAACGAATTGAAAGCGGCCAGCGAACAGCAGCAGCAATTATTGCAGACTGCCAATCAATCGTTAGAACAGTACGCGCAAGAGGAAAAAGCAAAACAGCGCAGCCTTAAACGGCAGAGAAACATTGCTTATATTATTGCCGCTGGCTTGCTATATGTAACGGCAAATGATATAATTTAAGAAAATTATATTATGAGGTGTACCGCTATGGATAACGATAAAATTGTTGAAGAAAAAATACCTGCCGGAATTGTGACGATGCTGCTTGCCGGGTACAGGGAAACCAACAAAAGGCTGACTTATGCCCTTATTGCCCTTGCCTTTTATCAAAGGAGATGTTATTATGAATTGTGTATATCAAAAATCCGCTTTAGACGCTGTATCCGTACCGGCACAAACACTTGCTGCTGACGGATATGTAGACTTTGCAACTAATCGCTTGCAAACTGGTTGCAGCATACAGCACGTTGCAGGAAGCAACACGGTTAATCTTATTAACCACGGCTTGTATATGGTAAGCGTTAACGCTGATGTAGTACCTGCTGCGGCTGAACCTATTACTTTACAGCTTTTAAACAACGGCGAAGTAGTACCCGGCGCAGAAGCAACAATTACCGGCGTTGCTGCTGACAGCGCGCATGTAGCTTTTACAACGCTTATCCGTGTTTTAAAAAGCTGTCCGTGCGTTATTGATAACCGCGCCAGTTTGCAGGTGCAGTTAACTGAAGCTGGAACCATAAGCAATGCCAATATTGTAGCTGTAAAACTTGCATAAGGCGGTGATTGCTGTGCATAGAAGATATAAAGAATATCTTGCAGCTGTTGCAGGTAATGCCGAAAAAGAAGAAGAAATAAAAGATATTATTTGCGCAGCTGTCGATAAAATTAAAATGTATTGCCCAGAAGAATTTTGGGCAACGGTTTATAAGCTGCATGAGGCGAGAACATGCAAACCAAAGTTATGAGGCCGCAGGATATCAAAAAATATTGCAATATAAACCCGCAGGCGATACGCGAAGGGCTGAAAGCCGGGAAGCTGGATATTGGCTTTGCGGTAAAAAAAGACGGCAGCAGCCGCTGGGCGTACTTTATTATTCCGGAAAGGTTTTTTAAGTACATCGGGCAGCCGGTGCCGCCGGAATGGGAGGTGAGTGTATGAAAAAGTATGTAGTTGCAGCGTTTTTAGCTGTGTTGGTTGCCGTGATGATAGCTTTTCCGCCGGAAGCTGAGCAGCACGAAAAGGTTTACATTGAGTACACGGTGCACGGCGGCGACACACTTAACAGTATCTGCGCACCACTTGCCGAAGCATATGGCGATGAGCGTGATTTGCGCGAGATTACCTATTATGTGCAGAAACATAATAATGCTTGGGGCGATATTTACCCGGGCGACAAGCTGGTTATTGAGCTGCTCGTAAAGCGTGGTGAACAGCTTGAAAATGAATAATGCCGCCAGCGTATTGGACGATACGCCGACGGCTTGGGTGGAGATAATTTTTGGCAAATTCAAAACAAATTCTCCACCCCTATTATAGCAAATGCGAAGGGGGTAAACAATGCTAACTTTTATTGATGAATTTATCACCGAAGGATTCAGCAAAACGCCGCGCACAAATCTAAACGGTATGTTTAAGAAGTGCGCATACTGCGGCAAAGAATTTACAGTTGCCGATGAAAACGATTATCCGTTTAAAGGCTACGATGAAAAAAATCACCGTGTATGGTTTGAAAAAGAAAGCTGCAAACGCAAGTTTTTAGCAAAAGTTGATTGCAAGATTAAACGCCGCAAACATATTGGTGAAGAAGCAATGGAGCGTTACCGTCAAAGACGGCTTGCAAAAATAGAACAGCTTGGAAAGCCTTTTTATCAAGCGTGGGTTGACGGCATGACACAAAAAGAGATTGCCGCCAAGTACAACCAATCGCCGTACTTTGTTTTTAAGTGGTTAAAAGCATATCGGGAGGTAATGGCATGAGCAGCGAAAATGTACAATATGCTGACATGATTTTAGCCCAGCATATAGATAAAATGAATTTTACTTTGCGCGTTTTGCGCAATCGTTTAAAAGCCAACGATAAAACGGCTGGAGCGGACGAAGTAAGCTATGCACTGACTTCGTTGCTTAACACTTACGGAGAATTAAGCAAAGTACATACGGCAATGCTTGTTGAGGAGCTGACAGAAAATGTGGTACAGCAAAATGTTTGACGGCATAAAAGCAGGGCAAAGCCGGATGGAGATTGCAGCGGCGCTTGATGTGCCAGTAAGTGCAATCAGCCGTGCCGCCCTGATGATGATATCTAACCACGATTACCGCAAAGCTGCTATAACAGACGAACAGTTTGCAAAGTGGTTTGAAACCAGCCTTGTAGGGCTGAAAACCTTTGACGGAGATGTGGCGATAGACCGGACAGAACCTTTGCAGAAAAACATCGACAGCGTACTGGCAAGCATTAAAAAGTTTGACGCGCCGGTGGAACTGCCGAAGTTAAAGCAGCATAAACCGTACCCGGTAGACTGCATTAACTGCCGCATGAACGGTATGTTTGGCAGGTGCCCGAAACACGCTTACGCTGATAACAAGGCGGTAGGCTGCAAGAACTTTAAAGCGAGGTAAGAAGCAATGGAAAATAAAAAGATACCGCTGCTGGAAGCGAGGGACGTTGAGTGCCGCATACAGCAGATAGCCGAAAACCAAAACGGCTGTGGTGCAATCTTGTTACTGTACAAGGACGCAAGGGTTGATATGAAAATCCTTGACCAAGTATACGGCGAGATGAACTGGCAGCGCAGGCATACCGTTATAAACGGACAGCTTTTTTGCAGCGTGCTTATTTGGGATGATGATAAAAAACAGTGGATAGAAAAGCAGGACGTAGGCACGGAAAGTGCAACGGAAGCCGAAAAGGGACGAGCAAGCGACAGCTTTAAACGTGCCTGCTTTAACGTAGGCATCGGCAGGGAACTTTACAACGCGCCGTTTATTTACATCAAGCTGGACGCAAACGAGGTAAAGAAAAACAGGAGCGGCAAGCCTACAACCTACACCCGGTTTAAAGTAACCGAAATGGAGTACAGCCGCGTAAAAGAGTGTTTTACAAAGCTTGTTATCTGCGATGATAAAGGCAGGCAACGTTATAGCCTTGGCGGCAGTAAGCAGGAAGCAAAGCCGGTTGAAAAACCTGCACAGACGAGTGAAAACCGTTATGTACGGATAGAAAACAATGAAACCTATGTACTTACCCGCACAGGAATGAAAAGGCCGTCAGAATTAAATATGGCGACATTACAGCAAATGCTGACTGACAAACGTTATGAAGCGGCGCATTTTGTTGTACAGCTTGCCATTAATGATTTAGAAGCAAGGCAGACGGCATGATGTACTACACGCACTGCCAAAACTGTGGCAGAAAATTAACCAGCACTGCCAGCCAAATCCGAGGATACGGTTGGGAGTGCTGAAAAAAAATACAAGACGAAGCACCGGGGTTATTTGATGATGATACAGAAAACGAAGCAGATACGGTTGAAGGGCAAAGCATTAGCAGACCTTGTAAAAGAAGTGTTCGAGCGCGACAGGCATTGTTGTGTTGTCTGCCGCAGGTGGGTAGAAGATGGCGTAAAACCTCATCATGTTTGTTACAAAAGCCACGGTGGCAGCGATACTTTAGACAACCTGGTGCTGCTATGCCCATCTTGTCATTACGCCGTGCACCACGGAAAGAACAGCGCGGAAGTTAAAGATAAAATCCGCAGGTATTTAGATTGGATGAGCGACCATGAAGTTTGATTGCAAGCAGTTAAACATCTTCGGTAAATTATTGCAAATACCACTACCGGAAAACGTACTGACAAGCGCAGAAACGCTATTACAGGCGATTAAAGACGGTAAGGAAGTAACAATAGAGGCTAAAGTAAAAAGACGGCACAGAAGCCTTGATGCAAATGCGGCGCTTTGGGCGATGCTTGGTGATATGGCTGCCGTACTGCATACATCAAAAGATGAACTGTACCTGCAAATGCTTGAACGATATGGAGTGTTTACCCACGTAATTGTAAAGCCGAATGTTGTTGAAAGGGTAAAAGCAGAATGGCGAACGGTGAGAGTGTTAGGCGAAGTTACCGTCAATGGGCAGACCGGCATACAGTTACAGTGTTACTTCGGCAGCAGCACCTATAACAGCAAAGAGTTTAGCGTGCTGCTGGACGGAGTAATAAGCGAAGCTAAAGAGATTGGCGTTGAATATATCAGCGAAGCCGATAAGGCACTGATGTTATCAGAATGGGGCGCAAAGAATGAACAAACACGATAAATTGACTTGTTGTTTAAACAACAAAAACTTATCTTTGAAAGCTAAGGGTTTATATGCTTTTTGTATTTTTGCAGATACAGAAAGTTTTACCGTTCAGAAGTTAGCTAATGACACTAACACTGGAGAAACCGCTGTTGCAAGTGCAATTAAAGAACTTGAAAACGCTGGTTGCTTAGAACGTGTTAGAGTAAGAGATGATACCGGGAAGTTAAGAAATATCATTTATAAATTTTAACGAGGTATAAACATGGAACACAGCTTTGATATTAACATTGCAAAAGAATATGGAATAACAGAAGCTATCTTGCTGAAAAATATTTATTTTTGGGTAAAGAAAGATGCTTTAAATAAAACCAATGCGCAGGATGGGCGTTATTGGACATTTAACAGCGTTAAAGCTTTTAGCAGCTTTTTTCCGTATCTTAACGAACGGCAGATTAAATATGCTTTAAAAAAATTAAAAGATTGTGGGCTTATTATAACTGGCGTTTATAACAGCGACAAAAGGCTTAGGACTTTGTGGTATACCCTTTCGGATGAAGCCTTAATTTTATTGGGCGAGAACCCAGAAGATTTTGTGGCAAATGATGTATCTGATGATAGTACAGAGCAGTCACAACAGCCGGACAAAAATGTTAAATGCAAAGAACAAAACTGCACCATTGGATTAGTCAAAAATGTACAAGCAGATAGTACAAAATTGTCTGACACATTGGACAAAAATGTCAAATGTACATATACAGATATAAACACAGATATAAACGCAGATAGTAATATAACCGCGCGCGCGCGTAAGGAGAACTCCGAAAAAGCCGCAAACAAAATTGCTTACGCTGATGATGCGCTTTTGACTGAAACGGAATATAGCACTTTGATTGTAAAGCTGGGCAGTAAACAAGCTGCTGATGAGTGCATAGAGATTTTAAGCAATTACAAAGGCGCTACCGGCAGGAAGTACAAGAGCGACTATAAGGCGATTTTAAACTGGGTAGTAGATAAGTACCGCGAACGGCATAAAACGCCAACGAGAGCGCAGCCAGGAACGCAGAATGACCCTGTAAGTGCAGCGGCAAGGGTTAAAGCATTACTGGCAGCACGGCAGCAAAGGAGTGAGGGCAATGCCAACGGATACAGCAGCTGATGTTATTGCCTTACTGTTTACTGCATACGGCAAGGCAGACGATATTAACAGGCAGGCAGTGTATGTTACAGCACTTGCCAACATTCCGACGGAAGCATTACTGGCAGCCTGCAATGTGCTGATTGCTGATAAAACATTCCTGCCGAGCATTGCAGAAATTATAGCAGCAGCTAAAACGATATGCACGGATGAAAGCCAAATGCCGGTGCCGTGGAGCGAAGCGTGGGCGGAAATACAGAAGCAAATGCACGATGCGTTTGCGTATAAAAAGCCAGTGTTTAGCCATCCGGAAATAGAGCAGGCGGCAATGCGCTTTGGCTGGATGAACCTTTGCACAGCACTTGTGGAAGATATGCCGACCATCCACGCACAGGTACGCAGGATTTACGAGGACATCTGCAACAGAACGGAAGAACAGCGCAAATATGGACTTTTGGCGCGGAATGATGTTGCCGGGTATATATCCGGGCAGCCGGTAAAAACTGACAAGTGCATTGAAGCGGTGTTTAAACAGCTGGATAGCAAGGCGGTGCAAAGATGGACGAGGAGGTATAAAAATGACACCGGAAAGGCAGTGTTGATGGGATAGCCTGCCTGCGGAAGAAAAGCGGGTAAGGCGCGACATTAAAGAATTGAGAACGCAAATAGCGTGGCACAAGATAGGTTTAAATTCAAGTTGTGGACACGAAACTGAAATGCGAAAGTTTGCGTTGCGCATGAATAAACGCATTATAAAAGCCCTGCGCAAGGAGATTACCCAGCGGCCAGTTATGAGAACACAGCCACCAACGGCAAGTCCATACAAATGCCCGTGTTGCGGGGCGTCATTGATGTATTTATTGCGCTGCGTCAAATGTGGGCAGAAGCTAAGGTGGAAATAATGATTAAATGCGAAATTTGCGGTGGCACTGAAAACGTCGAAACCTTTTCTACTAGCATTGATTTTATCCGGCATAACATTTGCCGTAAATGTGCGTGCATGAGCGAAGAAGAATTAGAAAAACTGCCCGAAGAAAAACGATTCGGTATAGTTGTGTTGCAAGTTTTACTGGAAACAGACGATGATTAAGGAGGCAGTAAAATGCGTGGATTAATAACTTTAGCCGTTATCATAGGCACGCTGGCTTTTGTTGCAGGCGTATGTTACGAGATAGGCAGCTTTTGGACATGGCAGGCGCTGCGCTGGCTTTGGGGAGTGTGATTAAATGTATGGATTGATTTATGCAGACCCGCCATGGCCGCAGAGTAAGGGCAATTTTCGCCAGTCGCGGCCCAAGCAAAACAAAAAATTTGATTATAAAACGATGAGCGTTGATGATTGCTTTGCGACAATGGAACCGTTTTTGCACAAGCTGACGAAAAGCATAATGTTTTTATTTGGACAATAGACAAGTTTTTGCACGAAACAGAACAAGAAATGCAAAAGCGCGGTTATAAATTGCACGCTCGGTTTATCTGGGACAAAGAGAACGGTGTAGCACCAGCTTTTACGGTGCGATTTTCGCACGAATACTTATTGTGGTTTTATAAGCAAGGACAAATGCTAAGACCAGTAGCAGAATGTCGAGGAAAATATACGACAGTTATGCATGAAAAAGCGACGTACCATAGCCATAAGCCGCAATGTGCTTACGAAATGCTGGAGGATATGTTCCCGGAAGCTGTAAAAATTGAACTTTTTGCGCGAGATAAGCGTTTGGGCTGGTATGCCATGGGCGATGAATTGGAGTGTAATTAAATGAGCGAAGTTATGATTAAAGGCCCACAAGACCGTATTAATTGGCTGATGGTGGCTGCTTTTAGGTACTGCGTAGGGCGCCATACAACACAGGCTATGTACGGTGTAGGCGATGTAATACTTGATAATATTGATGTACTGCATACGGAGTTTATTAAGCAGTTCATACGTGAGATTGAACGAGAGCAGTATGTCACGGAACTTGACCAAGAGCGCAACAAGCGTTATGCAATAGACTTTTTCGCACGCCTACAAGGGCACATTAAGGATTATCAGCGCGATTTGAAGGACGAAAAAGGTGAAAAACAGCAGGAACTATACAAGCTGCTTTGCCAAGTGATGGAGCTTATACCGCAAGTCGATATGTCGTATAAATGGCCAGCGTGGGAGTGGAGGATAGATGATACAACATACCTTACGCCGATGTTGAACAGGCTGAAAGATGAATTAAAGAAAAGGAAGGAACAGCAAAATGGAAAAAGAGATTGAAATAATCCGTTATTTGCTCGATGAAATTGAACAGCGGAATAAAGAAATAAAAGAATTTCAAGCAATACCACGCGAGCGCCGGGGATGGGAAATGCAGCCGCAAAAGCAACTGATTATTGACAACGCAAAGAAAATACGTGCGTTGGCATTAAAGATTGGCAAGCAGGTGTAAAGGCGGTGAAATTTATGAAACCATCGAGATTTAGGGCAATTCCGGTAGATGAATTTGACTACGAAGTAAGAGTTGACAGTTGCGACCCCGAAGCTAAAAATGGTTTTATTTTTGGCTGGGGCGTTGGTGATGCCGAAACTGATAAAGGTGTGCTGTTTATGCGCAGTGATTATGACGGAATTATGGTTAGACCCGAAACGGTATGCGAGTTTACAGGTTTTATTACACGCAGCGGAACACCGGTATATACCAATGACATTGTTAAAATGTTCGACAAGATAGCCGTTGTGAAAAATGCAAAGGCAGCGAAACGCAGGGTAACGGCATGGGCGGTTTTTACGAATACAGGCTTGTAAACAAAAATGGACTTATGCTTACACGATTAAATATGCCGCATATTGAGGTAATAGGCGATGTTTTCAATAACTCTGAATTGTTGCCAAATAAAGATGGGAAAAGATAATGAAGCTAATTAAATTTACAATACCGGGCGAGCCTTGCGCACAAGGCCGCCCACGTTTTAGCACAATAGGCGGGTATGTAAAGGCAATAGACCCGGCGAAAAGCCGTAACCAAAAAGCCTTTGTTAAATACCTTGCAACAACGGCGGCAAAACAACAGGGGTGGACATACACAGATTTGCCACTATACGTTGAGATAATAGCATATATGGGTATTCCAAAGAGCAAACCAAAAAAATGGCGTACAGCGGCAATACGGGGACAGGAGCGACCGACAAAAAAGCCGGATGTCGATAATCTGTTTAAACTTGTAACAGACGCTTTAAGCGGGGTTATATACGCCGATGACAAGCAGATTGTAAGTTGCCGGGTACAGAAATGGTACAGCGAGGAGCCACGAACGGAAGTAAAGATTGCAGAGGTGATAGATAATGCGGTTGATTGACGCAGACGCTTTAATCAAATGGCTAAACGATACCTATTGTGACATGGACAAGCGCACATGGAATTATAACCACCATGTAATGGCAATGGATATGGTCGAAATATTAGAAAATTATCCTGCCACCGAAGAACGTAAGCATGGGCATTATACGGAAGATTATAAGTGTTCCGTATGCGGCGCAGAAAGACCAACGCAAGGTATAAATAAATGGATATACCTTGACGCTAAATATTGTTACAACTGTGGTGCAAAAATGGACGGTGACGATGATGCAGTTGATTGATAAAAAAGCTTTAATCGCCAAAATAAAGAAGGCGGAAAAAGAATTTAGACGCGGCACGCTTGAACCGATAGAGTATAAACTGGCTTTTGCTGATGGCGTTGGCAGCGTTGCAGATTTAATTGTCGATGCAGTGCCGATAACCGAAGAACGCAAGCGTGGGCACTGGGAGCTGATACAACATTTAAGACCGTATTATATCTGTTCCGAATGTGGCAGCAAGGCATTATACGTTTTGGATGAGTGCGGCGATGCGGAAACGCCATATTGTCCGTGGTGCGGTGCAAAAATGGACGAGGAGGTAAAAGCATGATAAGTGAAGCAATAAAAATCTGCATAGCAGAACGCGAAAAGATTATAGAAATGATTGCCGGAAGGGTTGTAGCACGCAAAAACGCCAACGGCGATATGCAGAAGTCAACCTTTTTGGCAGAAATTAATGAACTGCACGAAAAAGCAGATATGTATTTAATGGTGTTATCAGACCTGACGAGTCATTCGGAAAACCATACGGAAGTAACGCAGGAGAAAGAAGTACAGCAGGAGGAAAAAGCACCGGAGAAAGAAGTACCGGCACCGAAACGCAGAGTAACAAAGCGTACTGTAAAGACTACCGAAACGGAGGCACAAAAATGAATGCGGAAACTGTTAAATCATATTTAAACATTGCAGATTTAGACCAAAGCGCACGTATGTTATCGCTGCTAAACGAAATATATTTTTTACAATTGCAGGTAAATGCGTTGGTTGAGCTTACAAAAATAAAATTTAATACATATGATTTTGAATGTGCATTTCAAGCAGAAGCGCGTAAACCTGAAAACGTAGATGTAAAAAATGCAATGATGAAGTGCGCAAAAGCTATTAAAACGGCTGAGAATGACCCGCAAGCACGTTTAAAAGCAATGTTTAAAGCAAAAATGGAAGGGAAATTATAAAAGGGGTGTAAAGCAGATGAATAAAGTGATAATTTCCGGGAGATTGACCCGCGATTGTGATGTACGTTATACCACTTCCGGCAAGGTTGTATGCCAGTTTACGCTTGCGGTTGACAGGCCTTTTACTAATCAGGACGGGCAGAGGGAAGCAGACTTTATCAATGTTGTTGTGTGGGGTAAAATCGCAGAATTATGCGGGAACAGCTTTGCAAAAGGGCACCGGGCGTTGGTGGAAGGACGCTTGCAGCTCCGCAGCTATGACGGCAAGGACGGCGGCAAACGTTATGTTACCGAGGTTGTTGCAAATAGCGTAGAATTTTTGGAACGCAAGGCCTACACGCCGGGCAATGGCAGCGCAAACACTGCGCCGCCGTCGCCTATGGAGGACTTTGGCAGCGCGGATTTTGAACAGAATTCAATACCGTTTTAAGGAGTTATGCCATGAAATGGACCGAAATAAGAAAAGCATTATAAAACGGAGGCGAGTTTAATGCGGGAAACAAATTACATGAGCAGCTCTGCTCTTATTGAATTTTTGAAGGTAGGCATTTTAGCTGGCGAACTGGATATTATTGCAGCAAACACCAAGAAAACTGCCAAAACGCCGAAGGAAAAGCGTTGGGCGAAGGATATGCGAATGTCGGCAACACTTTTGCAAAAAATTACCGACGAGCGCGTTGCCGTACTGGACAAAGACCAGCTTGAAAGCGTCGCAAGGCGCAATCAGCATAGCAAAATGGTTATGGAAACAACGCACAACTTGCGCGTCGGCAAGGGCAGGATTGATGACCGCATTACCGTTGATTATGATGATTTGGCTTTGATTGCCGAGATGGCATTGATGTGCTGTAATTCCTGCCCGCAAGGCAAATATGTTAAGGAATGTGAGTACCGCAAGATGTTTCATCGATTAGGTATTCCGGTAGGCCGTGAGGAAGTGAGCGACGGCGAGTGCGAGTTTATGACGAGTAACAAACCTAAAATTTTACTTCCGCAGGGCAACACTGACCCGGAAGCACACGCACTTTTTGACGATGAGAGAGAGTTTATTTGAGGTGGCGTATGACGAAACAAGAGGTTTACTGGCTTATTGCTAAGCTGTTATGCCCGGTATGTCAAGTATTGCTTGTATGGGCTGACGTGCGGCGCAGAAAGCGTGGCATTGTATTGGACGGATTTACGGACTGGATAGTAACGATTGTGGTTGTGCTGCTGTTTTTCATTAACATGTTGATTTAGGGGTGGAAGCATGAGCGAAAGATATAAACTGATTATCGCCGGAACGCGCAGTTTTAACGATTATGAAATGCTGCGTAACACTGTTTTTACTGCGTTACTGGAACAGGCCAGATGGACGTATGGTTTTAGTGCAGAAATTGTAAGCGGCGGCGCCCCGGGCGCTGATACATTGGCGGTAAGGTACGCAACCGAATCTGACATACCGTTTAAAGTATTTCCGGCTGACTGGAATAAATACGGTAAAAGTGCAGGCCCACGCCGCAACAGGCAAATGGCAGAATACGCCGATGCAGCAATAGTATTTTGGGACGGCAAAAGCCGTGGAGCGCAGAACATGATACAGCAAATGCGGGAATTGGGTAAGCCGGTGGAAGTTATTGTTTATCCAAAGGAGGCAGACAAAGAATGAGCGGAGATAATACGTTTACCGTTTGTGAAAGTGATTTGAAACACTTAGACGAGTTAAAAGTTGCTGACCATACAAATGAATTTATTGAATTTGTTTGCAACAAGCTGGACGAAGTAAAAGAGCTATTTAAACGCAAAAATCGGCAGTATAGCGTAGAAGGTGACCCGCTGGCGAACTTCCGTGCAGGTGCGTTATTATGCGATGGTAGCGATAGTTTTGCTGCAATGTACGAAGAAGCAAAAGGGTATAGGCGCAAACACATTGTACACATTGAACGCAACGGCATTGACGCAAACAAGGGCGATGAGAGTTTAGATGATATTATCGTATACAGCGCTATAATGGCGTATATGCGGCATTGTTATGAGCAGGAGGCTATGCAAAATGAATGAAAACAGAAAAAATTTTATCTTTGGACTTGTTATAACAATAATCGCAATAATTGTTGTGGTAAGCGTTGCTTTTGCTATACCTATTTACAGAGTATGGAGCGAGGAACAGGCAGGTAAAGCTGAACTTGCTCGCGCAGAACAAAATCGACAAATTGCTGTGCAGGAAGCAAAAGCCAAAATGGAAAGTGCACAATTATTGGCAGAAGCTGAAATTGTGCGCGCAAAAGGACTTGCAAAGGCTAATGAAATAGTTGCTGATAGCCTTACCGGAAAAAGTGAATACATACATTACCTTTGGATTGAAGCTTTGAAAGAAAGCAAAGACCAAATTATTTATATACCAACAGAAGCAGGCATACCAATTACAGAAAGCACAAGGCTATTAAAATTGCCGGAGGCACCTAAAAATGAGGAGTAAAACCTGCGGCAACTGCATATATATGCTTGATGACGGTGATGGCGAACCGTACTGCGCTATAAGGGGTTTATATTATTTTGTGCGAACGGAAATGCTGGCATGTGATGATTACCGCGAAGATAACGGAAATGCGTTACAGAAGGGATTTTGGCTATATACTGCCGCGGTAAACCGAAAACTAAAAGATTAATCCGGCTGGGAGGGCGGGAAAGTGACAAACAAAGAGTTAATAGAATTTGTGTTTTACCATGAAAATGATATAAAGCGCGCAGTATTTGAAAAGCGTGAGGACGGCTGCTTGCCCAAAACAGGCGGCGGAAGTAGTGGGCATTGCCGAGTAAGCGATAGAACGGCGCAAGGGGCTATACAGCGCGTGTTGGATGTGCCTGCCGTGATGATAGAGTACGGAGCAAAAACCTGCGGCAGGCGCAACAGTATAACGCTGCGGCACCCGGAAAAGTGGTTAAAGGTAGTGCAGTATGTTCGCGAGTACTTTAACGGCACTGCCAGCGGCGCGTTGTTTAAAATGCGGTATAGCGACTGTTTGACGCGCGAGGAAATTATGGATAAGAGCAGACTACGCAAAAGCCAGTACCACGCAATGCTTGCCGGTGTTATAAGATTTGCAGAGGGCTGCGCGGTAGGCATGAATTTACTTGTGCCAAAGCATTGAAAATTCACAAATAATTTACAAATAAGTCCGGGACTTTTACCCTGAAATGATATATACTGTAGTATATAATAGCGGTAAGTGTGAAAAACATTTACCGCTTAAATTTTCGCCTGAGTTCGGCTTGTGAACGCACAAGTCAGCATTAAATTTCCTAAATCGTAAACAGGTGAAACGACGGTGCTTAGCGCATCGCCATTGCCGACTATGATGTTCGTTCATGGTCGGTATAACTTAATAAAAAAGGCAGATAGCTATAATGGTTATCTGCCTTTTTTTATTTGCTGGGTATCTCAGTTGGCAAGAGCGAAGGATTTTTAATCCTTATGTCGCGGGTTCGAGTCCCGCTCCGGCATTCCAACGGGCTGATAGTTTAAAGGCAAAACAGTTGATTTGTAATCATTTGATGTCGGTTCGATTCCGGCTCCTACCTCCATTTTGGAGCCAAGCGTAATGGCTAAGTAAGTACGCCTAAGGGCACTTACACCCCGGCGCAGGTATCGCGGCAAACTTACCTGCTTGCCGGTTGCTTACATATTTTTTGTACATCGGGCAGCGCTTATCCTTTCCCCTGCCCGATGTTTGCTATCCCATGGGGGATAGGCCTCCTTATACATAAACCCGCAGCAGTCCTGCGTTTCGGGGCAATCAGAGTTTGACGCAGGGCTGCAACCGATTGATTGGTTTGCTCAAAGGTTTATATATTATATATATAAACGTCTGAGCAAAATTAAACATAAAAAACTGCCGGAATG